TATCAACTACATCCAGTTGAACTTTATTGCTGCCCGTTCTGATGTTTCTTTCTCAGAAATTGGTGGATAAATCTTATAAATATATACAAACTTAGAGGAGTAAAATAATGTCTACAATTTCAGATTTCAAAAATAACTTTAGAGGTGGGGTTCGACCCAATCTATATAAAGTTGTAGTTAATGCACCAATTATTGGGCAATTGGATTTGCAATTTCTAGGAAAAGCAACACAAATTCCTGCATCTACAATTGGTAATATTGATGTTGCTTATCGTGGTCGTTTATTAAAGGTTCCAGGAGATCGATCCTTTGAAGATTGGACTGTAACGGTTTTAAGTGACCCTGATTGGCAAGCAAGAACAGCTATGGAACAATGGATGAATAGTATTCAAAATCATTCACAAAATCGTAGTTCTGTTGCTGCTACTAATGTTTATGGAAATGCAAGTGTTTCACAATTGAATCGTGATGGAGGTATCTTGAGAACATATCGGTTAATGGATATTTATCCTACAACTTTGACTGCTATTGAGTTGACAATGGATCCGGACGGTGCACCTGAGGAATTCGCAGTGACATTTGCTGTTAATAACTACACGGTTGACGGTCAAGGTCTTGACGGTACAGCTAGTGGTAGTGGAGTTGATATTTCACTCAGTGGTTCTATTAGTTTGGGTGGCGTAACAATCTCTGGAAGTATTTAAAGTTTTGAATAAGGGGGAGTTAATTCTCCCCCTTTCTTTTTATTATAAACAGGAGAGGTAATCTATGGCCGGACTTGAATTATTTGGATATGAAATAGCAAAGAAAAAAATTAAGCCAACATTCGTAACACCAGAAAATCTTGATGGATCAACACAAGTTGTTGAAGGCGGTGGAGTCTATGGTCATTACTTAGATACTGGTGTTGATGCTAAAGACGAAAATGTTTTAATTAAAAAATATCGTGAAATGTCCATGTCACAAGAAGTTGATATGGCAATTTCTGATGTTGTCAACGAATCAGTTGTGCATGAAGATGGTCGATCATCTATTAATCTTTTTCTTGACCATACTAAACAAAGTACTGCAATAAAAGAAAAAATTGTAACTGAATTTAAAACTCTGCTAAGACTATTAGACTTTAATAGAGTTGGTTCTGATTTATTTCGTAAATGGTATATTGATGGAAAGATGTATCATCATATTATTATTGATAAAGAAAAACCAAAAGAGGGTGTAAAAGAATTAGTATCTATTGATGCTTTAGATATACAAAAAATAACAGAACTAAAAAAAGAAAAAGACCCTGTTACTAATGTAGAAATGGTCGTGGATAAAAAAGACTATTTTGTATATTCTCCGGAAGGTACTACGGGTCAAATAAACCAAGTTCAAGTTTCACCAGATGCAATATCATATGTTCACTCTGGTATGGTGGACAATCAAAAACAAATTATTATAGGTTATCTATATAAGTCAATCAAACCTTATAATCAATTAAGGATGATTGAGGATTCTCTTGTTATATATAGAATGGCAAGAGCACCAGAACGAAGAATATTTTATATTGATGTTGGTAACCTACCGAAAACGAAAGCAGAACAATATCTACGTTCTGTAATGGATAAATATAAACAGAAAATAATTTATAATGCAGCGACTGGTGAAGTAGAAGATCAGAAAAAACAAATGTCAATGTTAGAAGATTTCTGGCTACCACGGAGAGATGGTGGTCGAGGAACGGAAATTTCTACATTACCATCAGGACAAAATCTTGGTGAGATTGAAGATATTGAGTATTTTAGAAAGAAACTTTATCAGTCGTTAAATATTCCTATTTCAAGAATAGAAGGAACAGAACAAACTTCTTTTAATTTAGGTCGTTCTTCAGAGATTAATAGAGATGAAATTAAGTTTGCTAAGTTTGTTGCTAAACTACGACATAGATTTTCAGCTCTCTTTACAGATTTATTAAGAATACAATTACTCTTAAAAGGTATTATTGGTGAAAAAGATTGGGGTGATATTGCTGAGAATCTTGAATATATTTGGACAAAGGATTCTCATTATGCAGAATTAAAAAATAATGAAATTCTCAGAGAACGAATGGAACTCTTACAGATGGTTGATGAGTATAGTGGTAAGTTTGTTTCCGATCAATGGATTAGAAAACGAATCCTACGTCTAACGGATGAAGAAATAGAACAGATTAATCGCGATAATAAGAAAGCTGGTCTCGGTGATCCAGACGATTTCGATATTAATCCGGATCTGGTTGCACCAGTTGATATTCATAGGTAATTTATATGCTAATAAAATCTAGTTTTATTAAACATTTTAAAAAAAAACTTTCTGTTCGTGATTTAAATAATGTTAATGAGGCTATTCATTATGCATTTAAATTAACAGATACTTATGGTATTAATAAATTGAACAAATCTATATTTGAAGCATCTATTAAATATAATATAGATGAAGAAACATTGAAAGATAATATTGATAATTTTTTTGAAAGGAGTAACAATGAGTGATTTGAAAACTAATATTTTTAATAATATTATAGCTAAAAAGTTTACTCAAGCTAATAAAGATTTTGGAAGTGTTATGAAAAGTAAAATCTTTACAGGTATTGATGACTTTAAGAAATCTTTTGTTTATAATCCTAGGGATGATTCTGGAGAAGAAGTGCCTGTTGAAACACCTAAAGAGGAACCAAAAGATGTTGTTTGAGGTATTGTCTATAGCAGCACGTAAAAAGATGTCACGAATTATGAAGATGAAATCTAAGCAGATTGCGAAGAAGCGTGAAATATCAATGAAACGAAAAGCTAGTCCTGAGAAAATTAAGAAACGAGCAGAGAAAAAAGCAATAGGTCTTGTTGTAAAAAAAATGTTAGGAGATAAAGATAGATCAGAGTTAGGACAATCAGGAAGAGCTGCTTTAGAAAAAAGATTAAAGAAAAAACAAGCTTTGATTAAAAAACTTGCTAAAAAATTGATACCAATGGTTAAAAAAGCAGAAAAGGTTAGATTAGCTAATAAAGGAGATAAATAAATGAAACTTATTACAGAACACATGCAGGATCTTGAATATATTGTCGAGGGTAAAGGCAAAGACCAATATATTCGTGGAGTGTTTATGCAGTCAGATGTAAAAAATCAAAATGGTCGAGTGTATCCTTATTCTGTTTTGAAAAAAGAAGTAAAAAGATATACAACTAAATTTGTTAATGAAGGACGTGCTCTTGGTGAACTTGGCCACCCTATGGGGCCTACTATTAACCTTGATCGTGTTTCTCATCTTATCACAGAATTAGTAGAAGATGGTAAAAATTTTGTTGGTAAAGCAAAAATTATGGATACACCAAATGGAAAGATTGTAAAAAATCTTCTTTCATCAGGTGTTAAACTTGGTGTATCTTCACGAGGATTAGGAAGTATTAAAACAAATAAAAAGACTGGAATAAATGAAGTACAAAAAGATTTTGTTTTGTCTACAGTTGATATTGTTGCAGATCCTTCTGCACCGTCAGCCTTTGTAGATGGTATTATGGAAGGAAGAGAATTTAGTGCTACGGGTGAACTTGAATATGCTATTAAAAATGAGATTAAAAATACTAAATCTAAAGAATTAGACAAGAAAAAAATCGAAAAGTTCGAGGAATTTCTTGGAAATCTTTAAAAAACACTAGACTTTTCTAATATTATAAATATATATAGACTTAAAACACAACCTTAAAGGAGAAGCAACATGGCTACTGAAGAAATACTAAATGATGGAGAAAGTGATAAAGAGTTGGAAGATAAAATTATGGAAGCTGCCAAAGCTCTTGCGAAAAAGAAATTGAAAAAAGAAGAAGAGGATGATGAGGAAGAAGATGAAGAAGAAGTTGAAGAAAAGAAAGTAAAGAAAGAAGCTAAGAAAAAGGCTAAGAAAGAGGAATTTCCTCCTGCTAAAGATGATGATGAAGATGAGGAAGAGGACGAGGAAGAAAAGGAAGAGTCTAAGAAAAAGGCTAAGAAAGAAGCTAAGAAAGTAACGAAAAAAGCAGTTAAGAAGGAAGAAGATGATGAGGATGAGGAAGAGGATGAGGAAGAGCCAGAGGAATCTAAGAAAGATAAAAAAGAGGATATTGAAGTAGATGTTTCTACTGATGTTGCTGCTCTTATAGATGGTGAAGAACTTTCTGAGGAATTCAAAGCAAAAGCTGCTACAATTTTTGAAGCTGCTGTTAAATCTAAAATTTCTAAAATTAGAAAACAGATTCGGGAAGAATCTAAAAAAGAACAAGATGAGCGTATTGAGTCTATGCAGTCTGAAAT